CAGATGTGTATAAGAGACAGGAGGATGGAGCACCAGATTCTCCTGGCAATTTCTCTAATAAAACTAATGCATTAGTCAATACTGCTTATACTACCACAGAAACAAAAACGGTTTCTGGAATCAATGTTTCTGTAGATGCATCTTCTGTAAATGCTACAATTATTAAAAATGGTGTGAATGTTGGTACGTCTACAACATTTGTTAATGGCGATACTTATCAATTAATTGTTACATCATCAACAGCATATTCTGCTGAGGAAATTGGATCTATTTCTTATGGCGAAGTTGGTTTTGAGGTCACTGCAACTTTCAAAGTTATTACGCAGGCAGTACCACCAAACGTTCCAGATCCTTTCTCATTTACTGATGTAACTAATCAACCATTAGCAGTATATGTTGATAGTAATGAAGTAACAATTAGTGGTTTGAATAGAGAGGGACTTGCTAGTGTATCTGCCATTACTGCAGGATCTAGCACTGATGCTGTAGTTATTATCAACGGAGTCGAGCAAGGAGTATCTGGCGCTATCAATAATGGTGACACATTGAAATTGCGAGTATTGACTTCTGGTATTCCAAACCTCACAACAACTGCATCGGTCGTTGTTGGTACAAGTGCTCCAGTAAATTGGAATGTAACTACATTATTAACGACTGATACTGGTCCAGATGCATTTAATTTTACAGACATTAATGGAGCAGTTGCTAACTCACAATATGCTAGCAACGTTGTAACTATTACAGGTATTAATAGTCCTTCCGTGGTTGCAATATCTACAAATTTTGAAGTTAATATTAATGGTGCTGGTTGGATTACTCCAACTTCTACTAGTACAATTAATAATAACCAAACACTTCAAATTAGAGGAACTTCTGGACCAGATGATGGGGATGTTGTTACTGCTACAGTTCAGGTTGGTGCGGGGGCATCGGGATTTGTTACCGACGATTGGAGAATTGTTACAGGAACAGCGGCAGATACTACTCCAGATGCATTTAATTTTGTAGACAGAAATAATCAGCAGGGATTTGTTTCTGTTTATAGTAATACCGTAATTCCTGGTGGATTTGATACACCAACTTCGTTCTCCGCTAGTGTAACGAGTGCTGGCAATACTACAAGTCAAGAGGTATCTTTTGATACTGGTAACACATGGAATCCTCTGCCATATACAGTTACTGATTTTGCACCAGGAACTCCAGTACAATTGAGATTGACTACTGGATCTTATGCATCAACTGGAGCAACTTTATCAGTTACTATTGGTGGTGTTAATGATACATGGACTGTCACTGTATTGTCTGCACCTCCAGCATCTGGTGGTGATGGAACTTGGATGTCTAGAAGAAAGAAAGAAGATGGATATGCTTTAGGAACTGTTATCACAGTTTTTAGACAAGCAGATGGCAATTGGGGCAATTTGACTGGATCTAATAGTTCTAGATATCCTGGATTTATTGAGTGTGATGGATCGTCAAAAAATGCAGCAGACTATCCAGATTTGTTTGATGTTATTGGAAATACTTACGGTGGTAATGGATTTAGAAGTGCTGCTGTAACAGGTAGATCTTACACAGGTCAATTTAATCTCCCAGATTTCAGAAACAGAAGAGTATTTGGAACTGGTAATGTTGATGGAAATACCCCAGCAGCTCCTTCTGTTGTTACTAGATTTGGTGCTGATGGAACTGGAACTGGTGATGTAAATGAGGTAGGATCTGAGGGTGGTAACTGGTATATTGCAAAAGTTGATGCTGCTGGTGTTCCACCATTAGAACAGGTTGAAGGAACTGGTAATACTGGAACTGCAGGACAATTCTATGCACTTGGTACAGTTAATACCACTGGATATGAAGATATTACTGCTAGAATTAATTACAATATTGCAGGTAATATGAAAGCAGAAGTTGGTCCTCTTGTCGAAACTTTAGTTCCAATCCCAGGGCATACACACTCTGCTGCAAGTGGTAGATCTTTGAATGTATCAATGGGACTGATGGCATGGGGCATTAGAGCGATGCGTTGGTCTCATGATAATAGTTTCTGGAGAAGATCTAGTAACGATTGGTCTAATGCAATTCCTCAGGGTCCAAGTTCTCATAACCCTGGAGATACCTATAGTCAAACTTATTCTAACTTCTGGCCTTCTCCTAGAGATAATAGTTTGCAACTGGATAATAATAAGAATTCTGGAAACTACCAATACATGGGAGCTTTAGATGTCTATAGTGGTAATGCAACAGCAAACTTATTCACTCCTAGCGGCGGAATGTTGCAACATAATCATACGTTATCTACTACTGCTTATGGTGATCCGAACAACTCATTTACATATGGAAATAACAATGGAGTAGGCGCATCATTTGGTGGCGCTGCTACCAATAGTACAGTAGAGGTTTCATTTAGTTCTTCGGAAACTGGTATTAGATCAAATGTAGGATCTTTCCAATTGTCAAGTTCAAAAGCATTGATTCCTACGGTGGAGATTCAACCAAATATACCAATTTCTTTAATGCAACCTTTCTTCCGAGCAAAGTACCTAATTAAAGCATTCTAAATACCTATATCATTTTAACATGTGAATCATAATGGCTTCTGTACCTATTAAACCCCTTGAATTGATGCAAGATCCTAAACTCACTAAGTTTGAGTTTAAAGACTTCATTGGTATTTGGGAAAACTTTGTTCCTGCATATATGTGCGAACAAGTTATTAATCATTTTGAAGAATACATGTGTAACAGTAGTTACATCAATGCTACTACAGATGATGAAGACCCTGTTGCAGTAGCTGCTGGCAAGATCAGCGGCAAAAGTGTCGTAATGAATGGCGACACTCAGTTTGCAAATGGTAAATTAGGAAGAAAAGATACTGCTATTCTATTAAATGATTCTAATCCTGTATTGGCATCACAGGTAAATCAATATCTTACAGCATGTACTAGACAGTATGTGGAGAAATATAGTCAGTTAAAGAATGCTAAGTATGTCTCTGGTGACATGAAACTCCAGAAAACAGAACCTGAAGGTGGATATCATGTTTGGCACTATGAGACAGGTGGATATCACTATAGTTATCGTGAACTCGTCTGGGCGATTTATTTAAATGACATGCCAGAAGGAGAGGCAGAAACTGAATTCCTTTATCAAAGAAGAAGAATTCAACCAACTCAGGGTACACTAGTTATTTGGCCTGCTGGTCTGACCCACGTACATAAAGGCAACACAGTGTTTACTCAAGATAAATATATTTTGACTGGATGGTACATCAAGGTTCCTTAAGATGCAAGAAAAAGCTCCATTGATCGAAGTTAATTTCGACGCAAAAGTAATTGTTTCGCAATCGCAATTTACAGTTACTCCTCGTGATGAGGCATGGGATCAATTTGTCCTAGACAATTTACAACCTCTGTGGCACGATCCTGGAAAGGATGAAATGCAATTCTTTGCATACTACACAGATGGATCTTACATGTGTCAACGTAGGAGAAAGAGAGTTGATTTTGAAAACCAATCTTCATATTGGCAGACATATCAATTTAACATGCCAACTAAAGAACAAGCAGAAGAAATTTCTAGATTGTTTGATACTGTCTTTTTCTTAGAGAAAGTTGCTAAGAAAGAATCATTTAAAGAATCTGCCAAAGAATTCTACGACAAGGCATTTTATCATGAAAAGAAATACATGAAGATGCATAAAGAAATCAAGGCAATGTTGGCATATAGTGACTGGAGAATGTGTGTTGATTATGAAGAAGAATTTGATGGCGAACAGCAAATGTGGAAAGATTGGAGAAGAGCATTAAGAAGAGTTCTTCCTGATTTTGATACATTTGAAACTTCTCTAGATGCATTTAAAGCTGCATGTGTTGCGAAGTATCCTATCGATCCTAATCAGTATTTTAAACAATATCCAAACGGACTAGATTCGGATGGAAATGTGGTAGAATATATGAGTACAGAAGATCAGTTCACTAAACTAGACTTTATTGCCTCTGGAGATTTCGTTGCAGCGAACATGGAAGGAGTTGTTGAATATCTGGAACAAATTAAGGATGATGAAATTGAAGTTGAGACTAAAATGTATGAGTTGATGGATGAGTTAGAAGTTGGTTTAATTTATCCAGAACTCAAAGGAAAACTGTATAAGGAAGATCCAGAACGTGTGTACCTAGCACAACAACAAGTAAATATTGATACTGACTGAATTTAGATTTTATTATGTTTCATATTTGTAGAATGTTGAGTGATGAAGATCTCTCTACAATTTCAGACTACTATGGTTTCTGTAAATTTAGAGACGGATCGTCATCTGGAGATAATGACAGGTCTAAGAAATACAATTTAGAACTATTTGACAGTGAAGAGACTGAGTTTGCTCTTAGTAATCTCACGGAGAATGCCATACGTAATTGTAAGGAGTTTGGATATATCTACACACCAAAGTGTTGGAACGCTCCTATGTTCTTAAAATATGAGAAGGACATGCACTATGCGTATCATAATGATTATTATCATATGAATGGTGTTAGAACTGACTTTAGTATTACTTGTTTTTTAAATTCTCCTGATGAATATGAGGGAGGAGAATTAGTATTACATGTCGGTACAAATGAAATAGAATATAAATTAGATCCTGGTATGTGTGTAGTCTACCCAACAGGAACACTACACAAAGTTAATCCTGTTATTTCTGGTGAAAGGAGAGCAATGGTATTCTGGATGCAATCTACTATTAATGATAGTAGAGTTCGTTCTTCTGTTATTGAAATGGGAAAGATGGTTCTTGGTAATTATGATGCAGTAAAACCTATCATCGCAGACTTGGAGAAAGTTAGATATAATTTAATCAGGGAGTTTTCGTAATGTTTAAAGCAGAAGATATAAAAACCTATCATAGAACTTTTTCAAAAGCAGAGAGAGATACGATACGTACATATCTTGATCGTGGTAAATGGTCTTATGGCAACATCTCATCAAAAAATGGATATCAAAATGCACCTCCATTTTGGGGAATGGTGTTGATGGATGAAGAGTTTTTTACCGAACATTTGTTTCAAAAAGTTCAAGAGACAGTTGGTGAAGAATTAATTCTTGATGATTGCTATTGTAATGGATCAGTGTATGGCACTGGCGGTCAACCACATGTTGATGCATATGATGAACGTGGTAGAACTTTCTTATGGTATGCAAATGAAGGATGGGACATCAGATGGAATGGTAAAACTGTGTTCTTGTTTGATGAAGGTCCACAGTTCATCGTACCTGAAATAAATAAATCTATATACTTCCCAGGAATGGTAAAACATTTCTCTGAAGAGACTACCAGAACATTTGGTGGCATGAGAAAAACTCTAGTCTGGAAAACGCAATTAAAATGATATTCGCTGATACCCACGTACTTGCTGATGTTTTTGAAAACTATGCACGTTCTCTCGATAAGTGCGTAATCATTGTTGATAGAATTGGCATCAATGCTTCATCAGATCAAGATGCTATTGACAATGCTTTGGCATTTTATGGAGAGGTGTTGCCAGGCAATGTGCTTCCAACATTTGAAGCACAGAAGTTTTTTGTACTCGTGTCCGATGATAAGGAAAGATCAATTGAATTTGCAAGAGAAAACTTTCCGAAGTCAGGTGCATCTCTTTCCTATCCAGAATTGAAAGTAAATGTAAAAGTTTACGATAATACTGGTTTTCTTGCATACACAAATGGTCTAACACTATGAGAGACTACTTCTCTGGATACAAAGTAATTGATCTCCCGTCTGGAACACAAACTGCATACGGTACATCAATTCCATACAAATATTTTAATCCTGCGGATGGAGATATTGTAGATCTTTGTGCCGCAATGGAAAGTGCTCTATCTGAGGAAGGTGTAGATGGTGCTGATAGAATTGATGGATCAATCACATATAGAGATGGTGATGAGATTCTTGGCAATTTTATTCGTATTCATGCAACTGAATATAGCACTATTGAATGGTTTCCTTTTGTTTACAAAGAACCAGATAAACTAAAAGAACTAAGAGAAAGTGGTATTGAGATTGCTATCACTGGATTCTATGCAGATCAGAATTCTGATATTGAATGGGTAACTGCAACTATGAGAACTGCAGGTAGATCCATGCAAGAACTTGATACATGTGAATTGTATAATGCTGCAAGACAAAGACTACTCGATGCATATTCATCTCGTCTTAATGTAGTGTATTGGTTCAATGTCAAGAATGATAAAGTAGTAATTGAGTTTATTGATAGAACTCCATTGATGTTTAGAGATGCTGATGTTCTTTACAATCGTGGATACAGTTATTATGAAGCATTAAAAGCAGAATACTACGGTCATCTTGTAAGTGCTGGACTATTAACACAGGATGAGTGTAACATAATTACTGATAATGCACCTAGATTACAAAAGACTTCGGTTAGGTTTACATGGGAGTCTGGGGAACTAGTAAAGAAACAGGTGCAGATACGAGACGTGTTTGAATTTGAGGATGTCTAGGTATTGACAACCCCTTGACGCCTGTGCTAGGGTAGCGGAGCACCAGTGGTGATCCATGCTCGAATTTTGTTATGAACTC